ACGCCCTCGCGACCGCCCTCGTGACGGTCTCCTAAGGCTGAAAGGAGCCTAGGCAATGGCACGCACTGCTGTACCGCTCACCGACCTCACCGCCGCCACCTCGACGGCGGACCCGGCCGGCACCACCGCGGACCCCACCAACGGCCACACCGTCACCGGTGCACGCCCCGAGGTCGTCACCCTGAGGGTGAAGAACACCACGGCCGGGTCGCTGAACGCGATCGTCCGGGCCGGGGCCCAGCCCCTCGCCACCGCCTCTGGGCAGGGCGACCTGACCGTCGCCGTCGGCGCGGGCGCGACGGTGTTCATCGGCCCGCTCGAGTCGGCCCGGTTCCTGCAGAACGACGGCTCCATCAGCCTCGACCTGCAGGCGACCTTCACCGGCACGGTCACGGCCTTCAAGGTCAACCGCCGGTAAATGGCTGAGACCATCCACATCGTGGAGGGGGAAGGCGCAGTCATCGAACTCGCCCTCCCCCTCCACGAGGCCATCGCCGACCGGCTCGCCAAGGGGTACATCCGACGGGTCAACCCCGACGGCACCCCCTACGAGGAGAAGCCGGTCGAGCGTCCTGCACTCACAGCTCGGAAGCCGGAGTGGGTGCGGTACGCCGTCGCCCAGGGCATGGAACCTGACGACGCAGAGGCCCTGACGAAGCAGGACCTCATCGACAAGTACGCCACCGAGGCTTAGGGAGGCCGGCATGCCGGGACTGTTCGGCAATTTCGTGGTGCCCGACATGCTCGCCCAGCCCACCGACCTCGCCAACTGGACCCAGCAGCCGGTCCCGGCGAACGCCGTCGCGCTGCTCCGCTCCGCCACGTCGCTGGTGCTCGAAGCCACAGGGTCCGCGTACTACGCGGTCGACCCAAACACCGGCCTCGCCACCGACACCGCCACCTACAACGCGCTGCGGGATGCGACGTGCATCCAGGCGGCGGCGTGGGCGGCCATGGGCATCGACCCGACCCTCGGGGGTGTGGCGGATGCGAAGGTCGTGCAGGAGAAGTCGATCGGGTCCGCGCGGCTCGTGTACGCGAACGCCGCCGACGCGGAGCAGGCCAAGGCCGCCTCGCTGCGGAACCTCGTTCCGGAGGCCGCCCGGAAGCTGCAGCTGAACAACCTGCTCAGCTCGAACGTGTGGATGTACGGCTGATGGCTGACGACATCACCCTGTTCTTCGTGCACACCGTGACCGCGAAGACGAGGACCGGGACCGGCGCCAACGGCGACGTCTACTCGGTGCCCGCCACAGTGTGGGGGTACCTCGACGGCAAGACGGTGCTCGTCAGGGGCGCCGACGGCGAGCAGGCCGTCTCCAACTCGCAGTTCTACTGCGCCGTCGCCGACGCCGCACATTTCACCCTCGACACCGTCGTGACCCTCCCCAACGGGAACACCGCGCAGGTCATCATGATCAACACCCTCGAAGTCGGCGGGCTCCTCGACGGCGTCGAGCACACTGTCGTGTACCTCGAATGAGAAGGGGCCCGGCCATGGCGCTCGTCATCGCCCTCCTGATCCTCGCCGCCTGGTGCATGGTGATGTTCGTGATCGACCGGGCCCTGCAGCGCTGGTCGGACAGGATGCGGGACCGTGGTTGAGATCCATCATGTCGAGCGGCCGCAAGGCGGAATCGTCAAGGCGGTTCCCCATGCCTCGCTCGAAGTCGCGGTGTCCGGTACTGACGGTATCGAATACTCTGCTCGTTTCGTGAGCTCCTACATCCCGGCCGTCGGCGACACCGTCATCCTGGTGTGGGCCGCAGGCTTGCCCGTCATCGCTGGAAAGCTCAGGAGCGGCCGTGGGTGACTTCTCCATCCACCTGTCCCAGATCACCGACGAAGTCATCGCAGCCATCCCAGAAGCCGCAGCGAAGGGCATGGAGTACCTGCGCGGCGTCGCCGTGTCGAAGACCCCGATCGAGACCGGCAACCTGCGCTCCGAGGCTGAGGTGAAGGCCCACCCGGACGGCGCCGAGGTCTACTACCCCGGCCCCTACGCCCGGTACCAGCACTACGAGCTGCAGCTGCGCCACGAGGACGGGCAGGCGCTCTACCTCGAGCAGCCCCTCGTCACCGAAACCCCGGCGATCCTTGAGATCGTCGCCCAGGAACTCCGCAAGCACATCGACTAGTCGTAATGTGGGGTGACCATGGGCGCCATGCGGGACCTCGCTGTCGGGTTCGCGACGATGATCGCGGACTCGTCCATCGCCGTGTACCGCTCCGACGGCACCCCCTACCTCGCGTCGGAGACGGCGATCGTGTTCAAGGACATGGCGCCCTCCCCGGACAGGATGGTGTGCCTCACCAGTGTCCCGCTGACTGACGCCACCGCCGCCTCCTATGGGCTGGTTCTGGTTCAGGTGAAGATGCGGGGCCTGCCGAACAACAGCTTCGACGTCGACGACCTCGGCGACGCGATCTTCGACCTGGTCCAGAACACCCGCAACGTGACGTTCGGGTCCACGCACGCGATCCAGATCCTGCGGAACAGCTCCGTGCCGATGGGCGTGGACACGTCGAAGCGGTGGCTGCGCACAGACCACTACTACGTGGACCTCGACTTCCCGGAGACCGCGAATCGGAATATCGGCGGCTGGGACTAGATTTCGGCGAAGTGGGGCCGGAGCCTCTTGGGGCCGCAAGGCTGGGCGAGAGGCCTGAGCGGAGGCACTGTGATGTCTCCGCTCCCCCAAAGTTTTCACAGGCCCCGAGCCGTGGCGGGTTAAGACCGCGGCGAACGGGACGGCGCCCCACCTAACGGCCCGCCGCTCTCAAGCACGTCGCCGCAGGCGTGCCGCTGTGAGCGGGTGAGGCGCCGCCCCACCACAACCAATCCGCCCGGCCCCTCCGCCTCCGGTGGGGCTTTTTTCGTACCCGAAAAGCCCCAGGAGGCTGAATCATGAGCAACGCGCTCGCACGCCGCTTCAAGGTCGACGTTTCCGTCGACAACACCACGTGGGTCCCGCTCAAGGGCCTGACCGACTTCAACCCCAACGAGAACCCCACCCTGCAGGAAGCGAACGACTACGACTCCAACGGGTTCGGGTCGTACGAGAAGACCCTCACCGGGGTGAAGGTCACCCTCAAGGCCCGCCGCGTCCTCAACGCCGGCGCGTTCGACCCCGGGCAGGAGCTCACCCGCGCCACGTGGCTGCAGTTCGGCACCGCCGCCCGCATCTACATGCGGTTCTACGACCGCAATGGCGCCGCGCAGGCGTACTCCGCCCAGTGGCTCGTGGACTACAACCAGTCCAAGACCGGTGTCGCTGACATCGAGGAAGTCCAGGTCGTCTTCACCGCGGACGGCATCGTGTCCTCGATCACGAACCCCGCCACCGCCCCCGCGGTCCCGGCGATCGCCACCGCGACCCCGTCCGGTGCCGCCGCGGGTGCCCTCGTCACCGTCACGGGCGCCTACTTCACCGGTGTGACCGGCGCGACTGGCGTGAAGATCGGCGGCGTCAACGCCACGAACTACACGATCATCTCCGACTCCACGATCGTGTTCACGGTCCCCGCCGGGTCGGCCGGTTCCGCGCCGATCATCGTCACCAACGGCGCCGGCGCATCCAACTCGTTCGCGTACACGCGTTCGTAGCAGACCGGGTGGCGGCCTTTGTGAGTGGGGCCGCCACCCACCCAACACACTCGCGCACTCACACTCACTCACAGGAGAACACCCATGGGCTTCGCCCCCCTCGAAGAAATCGAAGGCCCCATCGAGCTCACCATCCGCGGCCGCACCTTCGTGCTCCCGCAGGTCAGCCTCGAAGACGGCCTCCACCTGCAGGCACGCATCGCCGAGAAGGGCCTCATTCACCCTGAGATAGCGAAGGTGCTCCTCGGGCCCGTCCTCGACGAGCTCACCGCCGCCGGGGTCGCCCCGGCGCTCATCAGCCGGGTCGTCGCTGTCGCGGTCGCCGAATGGCGGTACGGGCGGGAAGCAGCCGAGAAGGCGTGGAACGACCCAAAAGCCTTGGTGGAGCTGATCCAGGTGGAGAGGCAGCTGATCGAAGCGGCGACCCGGACCCCGGAGCCCACGGCACCTACGACGCCCACACCGGCCTCTCGGACTTCTACGAGCAGGACGACGCCGGCGAAGGCTCCGCGGTCACGTGGGAAGAAATCCTGACCCACTGGGACCTCCTCGTCGCTGACTTCGCCGAGCACTACCACATCCGGCTGCACCAAAGGCACCAGCGCCGAAGCATGACGTGGGCCGAGTTCCGGGCCCTCGTCACCGGGCTCCTCGCCGTCGAGTCACGGCTGTGGCGGGCCACCCGGCCACCCGACAAGTCCGAGTCGGACGAGCTCCCCGAAGGCTTCGCGGCCATGACGTACTGAGAGGCGGGTGAGCGGCGTGTCCGACGGACCCACCACCGTAGGCTCCATCAACGCCAAGCTCGTCCTCGACATCGACCAGTTCATCGCGAAGTCCGAGCAGGCCCAGGCCGAGGCGGACAAGCTCGACGGCCGTAAGGTCGAGATCAAGGCCGACGCCGACACCGGCAAGGCCATCGCCCAGCTCGAGGCGCTCGCCCTCGCCGAGCAGTCCCTCGGGGACAAGGTCACGGTCGCCGCGAACCGGGTCAAGATCGCCCAGCTCGACCTCGACGCCGTCAACCAGAAGTCCAACGCCACGGAGCAGGAGAAGCTCCGGGCGCAGAACGCCGTCATGACCGCCACGCAGCAGCTGGCGAGGACCCTCGAGGACGACACCCGGTCCGCGAACGACAACACGGACGCGCACCGCAGGAACTCCGACGCGCTGAAGACGCACTTCTCCGCGATGCAGCTCCTCATCGGAGCGTCCCCGGTCCTGCTCGCAGCCACCAGTGCGCTCGCCGCCGCGACCGTGGGCCTCGGCCTCGGGTTCGTCGCCATGGCCGGCGCAGGCGTCGCAGCCGTCCTCGGCATCAAGGACGCCATGGACTCCGGGTCGCAGGCCGGCAAGACCTACCAGGCTGGCCTCGAAGTCCTCGGCAAGGACATGGAGGGCCTCGCGAACGTCGGCGCCGTCGCGATGCTGTCCTCGTTCAACAAGGCCGTGGACGACGTCAACGGGGCCATGCCCACCCTGAACCTCCTCGTCTCCGAGGGCGCGCAGGGCCTCGGCGAGCTCGGCGGGTCTATCATCCCCGCCGTCGTCGGGGGCCTGCAGCAGGCTGAGCCGCTGATCCGTGCCGGGTCCGCGGCCCTGTCGGAGTTCGTGGGCTGGCTGATGTCTGGGTCGCAGTCCTCCGGGTTCGAGCAGTTCATCGGGTACGCCGTCGCGAACCTTCCCGGTGTGACGAAGCTGCTCGAGGACCTCGTCACCACGGCGGGTCACATCCTCGCGGCGTTCGCCCCGATGGGCCCGGCGGTGATCACCATCCTCGACGGCATCTCCGCCGCCGCCAACGCGCTCCCGCTGCCGGTGCTGGCCGCGATCGTCACCTTCGCAGTGACCGTCGGCCCAGCGCTGAACATCGCACGGGTCGGCATGTCAGGGTTCGCGGCAGCGACCGGCACGGCCGCCGCTGAGATGACAGTTTTCGGGCTGTCCGCGCAGCTCGCGGTCCCCGTGATCGGCCTCGTCCTCGCTGCATTGGGCGGCCTCGCGATCGCGTTCGCCACCTCCGGCGGCGCCCAGCAGCAGGCCACCGTCAACGCGCAGGAATACGCGGCGGCGCTGCAGCAGGACAACGACGCCATCGGCGCGAACACCGCCGCGCAGATCGCGCACAAGGCGTCCACCGAGGGCGTCACGGACGCGGCGAAGGCTCTCGGGATCTCCCAGCATGACCTCATCGGGTACCTGCAGGGCAGCTCCCTTGAGACTCTGGCGGTCACGAACAGGCTGAAGGCCGCGCAGGAAGCCGCCACGGACGTCTCCAAGGCGTACGTGGACGGGCAGACCGGCATGATCCTCTACACGGACGCCCAGAAGCAGCAGGGCGACCAGGTGAAGAAGGTCACCGACTTCCTGAACGCGAACAAGGACGCGATCGACACCCAGATCAAGGCCGACAAGGACGCCGCCGAGGCCACCAAGCAGTTCGGCGACGGGCAGGCGTACACCGCGGCGCAGCTGCAGCTCAGCGCCAGCGCGTTCGGGGTCACCACGAAGGCTGTCGAGGACGCCCAGAAGGCGTACAACGACACCGACGCCGCAACGAAGCTGCAGCTCGGCACCCTGCAGGCAGTCGCAGACAAATACGGCGACACGGCGATCTCCGTCCAACGGCTGGCCGACTCGCAGACCACCATCCAAGGGCAGTTCGACGCGACGACCCTGAAGATGCAGGAGGAGAACAACGCCGCTGGGCTCCTGAAGCAGGCCCTCGACCTCCTCAACGGCGGGTCGCTGAACCTGATGGAGGCGCAGACCAACGTCGGGAAGGCGACCCTGTCCGCGGCGCAGTCGCTCGCGAAGAACGGCGACACCGTCGACCAGGTGGACAAGAAGACCGGCCAGTACACGGCGGCGGCGCTCGCGAACCAGTCTGCACTGCAGTCCGCGGCGTCGACCGCTCAACAGCATGCGACGGCCGTGGCGCAGGCCACCGGGTCGACTGAGAAGGGCACGGCGGCGCTGCAGGCCGACAAGGTCGCGTTGGAGAACTCGCTGCGCGCGCAGGGGCTCCTGACCGGCGGCGTGCAGGCGTACATCGACACCCTGTTCCAGGTGCCCCCTGTGGTGCCGACGAGGGTTGAGGTGGAGGCGCAGCAGGCGAAGGCCGAGCTCGCGATCGTGCAGGGACTCATCAACAGCCTGCATGACCGCACGATCCACCTCACCACAGTCAACGACCAGATCAGCAACACGGGATCGCACGCGGCGGGTGTGGGCAACACGGGCGACAGTGTGCCGTTCGCGCTCGGCGGCCGCGTCAAGTACCTCGCCGGCGGCGGTCAGGGCGACCCGCTCGCCTTCGGCACAGACACGGTCCGGGCGATGCTCACCCCTGACGAGCAGGTCATCAACCGGGCTTCCTCGAACCAGATCCGCAGGGACTATCCCGGCGCGTTCGAGTACATGAACGCCACCGGGAAGCTGCCGCCGACCGGCGGCGGCTCGACGGGCCCGATCTACCTGACGGCGTACATCGTGAACCCCTTCACCGGGGAGCAGGTGCAGGCCACGGTCCGGGCAGTCGCCCGGGACGAAATCGGCAACGCCGTACGCGAAGCGGCGCGGCTCCGACCGCGAGCATAGGAGGCGTCAATGTCGGTCACGACCCGCACGAACCTCCTCAAGTACGGCACCTTCGAGGGCGGCATCACCACCGGCTGGACCGGCACGAACTGCACCCCAGGGACGAGCACCGCGAAGTCGGACTCCGGGCTGTACTCGATGACCCTGACCGCGTCGACGGCGGCGGCGTTCAGCGCCGCCACCGCGACCGGCACCTCGGGCATCCCTGTGACGGCGGGCCTGTCGTACGCGTTCCAGATGAAGTCCCAGGCGGCGGCGACGTCGCGGACCGTGACGCTGAGCATCAGCTGGTACAACTCGTCTGGCACGCTGCTCTCCACGTCGTCCGGGACGGGCGTCGCCGACACCACGACCGGCTTCACGGTCGCGTCAGTCGTCGCCACAGCCCCGGCGTCGTCGGCGTTCGCCTCCCTCAAGATCGCCTACAACACGGCGGCCACATCCGAGGTCCACTACGTCGACTCGGGCTTCTACGAGCAGTCGGCAACGGTCGGGTCCTACTTCGACGGCGACACCGTCGACGCCGGCTCCGTCGTCTACGCGTGGACCGGCACCCCATACCAGTCGACATCGACGGCGACGACGTACACCCCGGCGATCGCCCTCGCGTCCGGGTCCTCGCCCTGCCCGAACGTGACGATCACCCTCACCGACCTCGCACCGTTCGACAACATCGTGAACGTGTGGCGCACCGCCGACGGCGTCCGCTCCGCAGTGCGCGGGTCCAAGGGCCTCACTGTCAACGGGTCCAACGCACTCACCGACTACGAGGTGCCCCTCGGCCGCTCCGTCGCCTACGACCTCGAAGTCGTCTCCGGGGTCTCGGCAGGCGTCGTCACCCCAACATCCACGATCACGGTGACCTCGCCGTCGGACGCGCTGGGGAAGCCGGTGTGGTGGATTCAGGACCCGCTCGTGCCCGGCTCTGCGATCGCACTCGCCGTCGCCCGCGGGGACCGGTCCCGGCCATCGCTCACGGCCGCGGCCGTGAAGGCGCTCGAGTACACCTCGGACGTGTCGATCATCCCCGTCGCGGGGTCCTCGCAGCCCGTCGCGATCGGCGGGCAGCGGCTCGTCGCGCAGAACGTCCCGTTCGACACGTTCACGAACACCGCGCAGACCACCACGAACCTACGGAACCTCCTGCAGCAGACCGCAGTGCTCCTCATCCGCCCCCCAGGGGTCAGGAACGACGGGGTGCCCGGCCTGTTCTACACGGCCGTGCCGAAGGTCGTCGAGCAGCCCGTCACGGTCGCGTTCGGGGGGACGCTCACGAAATGGCAGATCACCGGTTCCGGGGTCGCCGCACCCACCGCCGCGATCCTCGTCCCCGTGTGGACGTACGGGTCCGTCGCGGCCCTCTGGTCCACCTACCAGCAGGCCCAGACGACCCTCGCGGCCAAGACGTACCTGCAGGTCCAGAAGTCACCCACCGGAGCGTAGGAGAAGGACGAATGCCCGTAGCCAACCCCCTGTTCTCCGGGACCGTCCTCACCTCCACGGCGGCGGGTGTCGGGCAGGTCGCCGGGACCACAGACTCGTGGATCGCCGTGGTCCTGAACGTAACCGACGTGCAGGGCACGGGCGCGGCGGCAGTGTTCCACATCCAGTGGTCACTCGACGGGGCCGTGTGGGCGGACTCCGAGCCGCGCGACCAGTTCGACCCGATCACCGCCCCCACGGCGGTGTGCAAACGGTTCGACGTGAAGGCCAAGTACTGGCGGGCGTGCGTGGACATCACCGGCACCAACCCTTCCTTCACCGGCTCCGCGAACGCCTACAGCTAGGGGGTCCGGGTGCGTCCCATCGACTCGAACACCCTCGCCGCCCTCAAAGGCTCCCGCACCGGCGACCAGCTGACCGTGTGGTCGTGGTACAACGGCGACCTCGCATGGCCCGAACCACTGAAGATCGCCAGCTGGTCCGCGTCGTGGGACGAGCGCCGCGGCGGCAGCCTGAGCCTGACAGTCGCGGACCCCACCAACCAGCTCGCCCCATGGCTCCTGTCCGACCCGCTCGGCATCGGCGGCGCCCGCCTGCAGTGCATCTACCAGGTCGGTGGCGCCGGGACCATCAACCTCGACTGGCACCGGGTCACCAGATCCAAGCCGAAGCAGCGCTGGGTCACCTACACGATCAGCGACCAAGGCGTCATCACGCCCGGGACACCGGTCATCCCGGGGCAGCGCATCACACGGGTCCCCGCGGGTGCGACGATCGACGTGACCGGCAATGACCTGTCCCTGATGGTCGCCAACGACCGGTTCATCGCCCCCGAATCCCCGGTCGGCGGGTCGCCTACGGTGATCGGTGAGATCAAGCGGCTCCTGCAGGACAGGGTCCCCGTGGCCGTCCTCTCCGGCGCGGTGGACACGGGCGTGAACACGACCCTGATCTACCAGCAGCAGGCCGACAGGTGGGGCGCATGCGAGGACCTCGCCGCCCGCATCGGCTGCAGCATCCGCATGAACGGCGACGGCCAGTGCGAGGTCTACCCGATCACCAGCGCCTCGGTCGCCACCCTCATCGGCGGCCCCGAGGGGATGCAGGTCAGCGTGGACACCGAGCAGGACTACGACGGCACCTACAACTACTTCGTCGCCGACGGCACGGCAAGCGTCAACGGGCAGCAGCAGCCAGTGCGCGGCACCGCCTCGATCACCGGCGGCGAGCTCGCGTTCGGCGGGCCCCACGGCAGGTACCCGAAGTTCTACTCCTCCACGATGCTGAACACGCAGGCCGCAGCGGACGCGTACGCCGCCCAGATGCGCGACACGCAGATCGCCGGGCTCACCACCGACCTGTTCGTGGAGTCCCTGCCGCTGCCGCACCTGCAGATCGGCGACTGGGTCACTATCCCGACATCCCGCATCGACGGGATGGCGCCGCCCCTGACCGGCCGGATCGTCCACATGGAGCTCAAGGGCACGCAGACCACCGTCGACCGGATGAGCCTCACCGTCCGGTGCAACTACTACGACGTCCAGACGGCGCTCTCGTCCGGCACCAACTACACGATCGCGGGGCCAATAACCCGCAGCTGACAGGGGGGTCTGGGATGTCGCTGGACGACTGGCAGCCCCTCGTCGACAAGGCCGGAGGCCCACCGAACCGCCTGCAGGGCGTCATGGTGTACGCAACGTCCGGGCCGCCCGGGAACAAGCCACTCGCGGTCAACGTCAACGGCAACGTCATCCCCGCCCGCTACTACGACGGCGTCACCGTGCAGGCAGGCGACCCCGTCGCGGTCGAGTTCGTGGCAGGGCCGAAGGGCCAGGCCGAGGCGTGGGTGACGGGCAGGCTCGCACCGTCCCCGCGGCCAGCGCAGGGCACCGTGAAGACCGTCCCGCCGTCCTCGCAGACGATCACCGTCACCGGCACCGACGCGACGGACTACACCTCCTACTTCGCGTCCACGTACACGCCGGTGGTCGGGGACAACGTCATCCTCCAGTGGAGCAACGGCGTCCCCACGGCGATCGCGAAGGTCGGCACCACGCCGTCGCCGCCCCCACCGGCCGCTGTCGCCGCGCCGCCGTCCCTCTCCGCGACCGGCACGAGCCGGTACGCCGCCGTGGACACCTCCACCTACTGGGGGCCCGGCGGGTGGGGCTCGTGGGCTGGCGGCAACAACGTCTACCAGGGCGACTACGGGTCGGGGATGCTCACCGGTGCCTGGTTCTACGGCGGCTCCCCCACGGAGCTCGCCGGCCGCACCATCACCGCGATCCGCTTCACCTTGGGCGGCCGCAACGGCGCCGGCGCGACATCGTCCCCGGTCGCCGTGAACCTGTTCTCCCACACGTCCTCCCGCCGCCCCGGCGGGAACGTGTCAATCGGCTCCGGGTCCGCCACCGTCACCGCCCAGCCGTGGCAGGGACCGACCGTCATCGGCCTCCCGCTCAGCTTCGCCACCGACCTCGTCAACGGCGGCGGCATCTGCATCACCAACAACCCGTACGCGGGGTTCTACGGCCGCAACACGCAGCCCAACTCGGGCTTCCTCGAGATCGATTGGAGCCGCTGAGATGTCCCAGACACGCTGGAACAAGGGCAAGACCATCGTCAACAGCGACGCCTACAACCTCGCCGGGGACCTCGCCACCCTCGACGACACCCTCAATGTCGTCGTCCCGGTCGCGTCCCAGTCGGAGCGGGACGCGCTCGTCCCGCCGCAGGGCGTGTACGCGGGCATGGCCGTCGCCCGCACCGACCTGCCCGGGATCCCAGTCCAGACCCGCGATGGGTCCGGGAACTGGTTCACTGAGGTGACCGCACCGCCGCTGGCGAGCTCCCCGCACGTCGGCTCAGGGTCCGGGCTCCTCACGAACCTGCAGTCCGGCGCCGCGCGCGCGTACATGCAGGGCGGGTCGCAGACCCTCACCCCGGACGCCAACGGCTACTTCTCGATCACGCTGCCCACGACCTACCCGAACGGGCTCATCACCGCCGGCGCGATCAGCGGCGACAACAACGTCGCCTCCGGGTCGTCCCTGATCTTCTCCCTCGGCTCCGCGGCGCCGACTGCGGGGCAGCTGAACTTCCGTGTCTGGTCCACGTCCGCCAACGCGCCCGCGACAACGCTGATGCGCGTCGACTGGTGGGCGTTGGGCTGGTGAGCGGCGTGGACTGGCAGACGATCAGCGCCATTGTCGGCATCGCCGCGGCCTGCGCAACCGGTGTGGGGGTCTTCGTGAAGAAGGTGCTGCCCTTCATCCGCAAGGTCAGCCACTTCATCGACGACATGCTCGGCGAGGAGGAGCGCCCCGGCGTCGCCGCACAGCCCGGCGTGATCGCGCGGCTCTCGACCATCGAGCATGAGCTCCACCCGAACGGCGGCGGCTCGCTGCGGGACCAGACGAACCGGCTCGAGAAGAAGCTCGACGACCACCTCGCCACCTGCAAGACGGCCCCGATCGCCACTATCAACGTCAACGGAGGCACCCCGTGACCCTGAACGGCTACGACATCAGCGCCTACCAGTCCGGGCTGAACCCGGCCGCGCTGCCGGGCGACTTCATCATCATCAAGGCCACCGGCGGGGACGGGTACGTGAACCCGTCGTGGCGGCAGCAGCTCGCCGCCGCGAAGGCCGCCGGGAAGCTCGTCGGCATCTACCACTTCGCGAGGGACGGCTACACAGCCGCCACCGCCCATTCGGAGGCGCAGTGGTTCATCCGCAACTGCGCGGACGTCCTCGACGGCACCGTGATGGCGGTCCTCGACTGGGAGGCCGACAACGAGACCGACGTCGCCTACGCGAAGGCGTGGCTCGACGAGGTCACCGCAGCGACCGGCGTGAAGCCCGTGATCTACATGTCGTTCAAGACGATCCAGGCGGCGAACTGGGCGCCGGTGGCGAACGCCGACTACGGCCTCTGGGAGGCCGCCTACGTGCTCGGCTACCAGCGCATCGACGGGTACGCGGTGCCGGGCGGCCGCTCGGCGATCCCGTACTGGTCCTCGATCTGCATGTGGCAGTACACCTCGTCCGGCTACCTGCCGGGCTGGGGGTCCGCGCTGGACCTCGACGTGTTCTACGGCGACGCCTCCACGTGGGCCGCCTACTGCGCCAAGAACGGCGTGATCCTCGCAGCAACCGGCACTACACCCATCCCGGAGGATGACATGGCCACCGTTTCCCAAGAGTCCTGGGACAACCTCTGCAAGCTCGTCAGCTCGCTCGTCGACAACGCCGCCACCAAAGCGGACCTGTCCGACCTGCCGCGCGAGATCTGGTCCTACACGAACCCGAACCTCCCCGGCGGGGACGCGTACCAGATCCTCCGCGACGGCGTCGCCACCACGGCCAGCCTGACGGACGAGCAGGTCGCGGACCTCGCGACGAAGCTCGGCCCCGAGCTGATCGCCCGCCTCGCCGCCCAGCTGCAGAAGTGAACATGGACCTCGCCGAGTTCACCACGGCCCCGGCGAGGATGCTGTACTCGCCCATCGACGACGTCCACGGCGCGCTCGCCGACCTGCTGAAGGGCGCGAAGCACTCCGTGGTCGTCGCCATGTACGGGTTCGACGACGACGAGCTCGCCGGGATCCTGCGCGACCACCTCGCGAACCCGGGCATGTTCGTCCAGATCACCCTCGACAAGTCCCAGGCGGGCGGCGTGCACGAGCGGGCCATCCTCGAGCTGTTCCGGCACGAGGACATCGGCAACTCCATCGCCATCGGCACCTCGGAGAAGTCCGCGATCATGCACCGCAAGATGGCGATCGTCGACGGGACATGGCTCATCGGCGGGTCCACGAACTGGTCCGAGTCCGGTGAGTCCAAGCAGGACAACGAGCTCACCATCCACCGCTCCCCCGAGCTCGCCGCGCGCGCCCGGACGGTGCTGGACATCGAGCACGACCACGCTCTGCAGCAGATGAAGGCGAGGAACGATGCTCCCCGGTGACGTCGCCCTGTTCCGGCCGCACAACTTCGTGGGACGCGCCATCAGTGTCATCACCACCTCGAGGTACTGCCATGCCCGCCTCATCGTCGACACCGACGGCAGCACCGTCGAAGCGGACTTCGCGCCCGGCGCGAAACGCGGCCACGTCGAAGACGGCGACCTGATCCTCTCCCCGCCGCTGACCCCCGAGCAGCGGGACAAGGCCCCCGCCGTCGCGTCCGCCCTGATCGGCATCCCGTACGGGTGGTCTGACGTGTTCGCGCTCGGCCTCGCCCAGTTCGGTGTCCGGCTCCCCTCGCTGTCCCGGCAGGTGGCCCGCCCCGACCGGCTCTTCTGCTCGCAGCTCGTCGACCTCGTGTGGCGGGCTGTCGGCTTCCAGGCGTTCGACGACGGGCGCCTCCCCCAGAACGTCTCGCCCGGGGACATCGCGGATCTCGCGCTGTGCAGCGGGTGGGCGGCCCAGATCATCAAGGCCCAGGAAGGGGCTTCACACTCATGAAGAACAACCCGGTCAGCCCGAAAGTCATCGTCGCTGCCATCGTCGGAATCGTGCTGACGTCCGTAGCCAGCAACATCAGCGCACTCACGCCGCACATGTTCGACTTCCTCGGACCATGGGGCCTGTTCGTCTTCGGCCTGATCGTGACTGCGGCGAGCTCGCTCGCCGCATGGTGGAAGACTGACCCGCTCCGTGTGCTTCCGGGCGATGAGCCCACACCAACGCCTGAGCCGACAGTTGCCGTAAACGCCGGCTCTCCTGCTGTTGCCACAGGGCCGGGAACCGTTGTCCAGTCCGACACTGCCGCAGCAACCCCCGAGGGTGCCCAGTGAAGCGCCGCGTGACCATGACGAATGTCGTCGACGGCTGGAAGCACGAGGCCGTCGACCTTGTCCCCGAGGAGATCCTCGAGGACTACGTAGCTGACGCCCGCACTCGTTGGGCTGTCGTCGAGGTATCAGAGACCCCCGAGGAGGGCTAACCAGTGGCTACCTACCTGACCACAACCGTCAAGAACGATCTCGCCACCCAGTTCAAGACGGACTGCGCATTCGGCGCACTGTCTACCACAGCCCCGACGACGTCGGCGTTCGGCACAGAGGTCTCGGGCGGCTCGCCGGCCTACGCCCGGATCGCCTCCGGCTGGGGCACCGCCGCGTCCGGCGCTGTCACGAGCGCGGCCATGGCGTTCAACGTCCCCGCCTCGAC